AAACAGCGCACCGGACCAGAACGGGTACGCGCTATGGGTCAGGCTGGACGGCGTAGAAAAGTAGGTTTGTCGCCATTTCTTGTGAATGGCCATCCCGGAGGCAACCTTGCGCAGCTCCTGGAATTTCGGTATCCAGAAATATTCATCCAGGTACAGGTTGCCGTGGTAGCTCTGCGCCGTACGGGCGTTGGTGCCGAGGAAGTACAATGCAGCGCCATTGGGTAGC